GTATGAATATGAATATGGAGCATATATGTTGTGTATAGATGGCGTTATTATTACACAAAAAATTATACGTTTTAAATATCAAAAAAATCATATCAAAAAAATAAACTTCCCAAAAAATTATGAAAATGTTGAAAATTTAAACACTATCGTATTTAAAAATATTATGAGTAAATTAAATTATTCCGGAGGAGCGTGTATTAATTTTAAAGTAGATGAATTAACCAACAATATATATATATTTGAAATAAATCCACGTTTTGGTGGTTCTGCTTTTACAAATGATTTTATATACGAATTACTATGTATATTATAAAAATATGATCGGTGTTTAAAGCGTAGCGACTGTTTAAAGCGTAGCGACTGTTTAAAGCGTAGCGACTGTTTAAAGGTGTAATACTTTATATATATGTTACAAATCTATATAAAGTAATTAGAGTAATCCAAAATACGTGAGTAAATACTAATAATTTAATCATAGAACCATTTTAGATTTCTTAGATGTCTTAGATTTCTTAGATGTCTTAGATTTCTTAGATGTCTTAGATTTCTTAGATTTCTTAGATTTCTTAGATTTTCTAGATTTTCTAGATTTCTTAGATTTTCTTTGCTTTCCTCCTTTTGTAGGTCCCATCATTTCCATAATTTCTTTCTGTGCTTCTGGATTAAATAAATACTTTGGTATTTGAGGATTATTAGGAGCAATCTTCGCATTACTCGCTTCTGAGGACATACTTTCAGATAATGCCAAGTATTCGCGTCTTGCTTCATATTGTCGATCCTTTGGAGTTATAAACAAATCATAGTACTTCAATTGGTTTTGTGCTCTAGTTAGCAACTTATTTAGGTCGCGTATTTCTTCATCAATTTTAGCATTTTTTGTTATTGTGTCATTATTTCTTCTACTAAAAAGTGTGAAAATTGGTTGACGTCTTGATTTATTATCTGTCTGTTTTTCTTCTGTTTTTCTCCTAATCATTGCTGGCAACGTAACGTCAATCATATCTTTTAAAAATTGTTCTTCTCCTAATTTATTTTTCGAATTGTCTATATGAGTTTTTAGTCTCTTTTTTACTAAATCATTATATCTTTGATTGTACCTTTGCCACCTTTCATTATCTGATGGACTTTGCCAATCTCCTTGCGGTTCATTCTGCATACGAAGTTCCTCTGGTGATTGAGTGTCATTCCGATCAAGTATCGTTTTTAATTCAACAATTGATTGTTCGCGTTCTAACGACATTATATAATAAATATATAAATTATTTTAACGAAGTTTAAATACAATACTTTATATAGCAATAATATATATGTCACAATTTCCTATATTTAAAGTAAATAGACTATCCGATAAAAATAAAACAGATACCATTTATGTATTTTGTGGGTCTACTTTTAGCGATGAAGACCTAAATGATTTATTTGTAGAAAACCCCAATAATAAAATTTTTGCTGATATATTTGATAAGAATGAAATAACTGATATACAGAAAAACGATATTGATGTCGTATTTATTGAGCAAAGCATACACATCGATGATAGTATAGGTATAATCAAACTCAAACTATTCGATGCTATCAGAAAGACAGCCTCCATGAGTGAAATCTATTTGTATTGTTTAAAATCTGAAAAATTAAATCCGATAACGGTATACCAGAACTTAACACAAAATGATAAATTACCATTAACCAAGGTGCGTCTAAACCAAATTCTCTTAAATTTATATGACGTAGATGGGGATTCAATGAACATCCAATTAGATGACAAACCCGTATACACTTTCGACGATATTTTAAAATTGGATTTGTTAGAACGCGACTATTTAGTGGCGAAACCTCTAGGACAAAAAATAGTATTTTCAAATGAATATCCCTTTATTGCCGATCCCTTTTTGGTGGAAAATTATGATACTGTACTCGAACGTTCACGTAGAGAACTGACTACGCTAAATGCTAATTTGCTTTTAGAGACCGGACCCATTTTTAAAAATACAATATATCTATGCTTAGCCAAGGATGTATTTAGTTTTGTAGATGAAAACGAACTAGAAGGCGAATATGTTACGAAACTGTATTATCCATTTTTACATCAAGACAAGATTAATACATCGGAAGAGCTGGACTTAAACCGTGGTAAATTAATAGAAGCCACCTCGAATAAACTAACAAGTAATACGGAGCGCAATTTTGAAAATATAGACATGTTTTATGATGTGTTTAGATATAGAAAACCGTCGACAAAGTTTTCTGAAAATCTTAGACAAGCGGGTATTGTATCCTTAAAAATCACTATTTATCCCGAGTTTAGCATTAAAATCCCAATTGATGTTATTTTTAAGCTGATTCACGCAAGTCAAGAGTTTCCTCTAATAAAATATAATCCGGAAACGAGACAAGAAAACATTTATCGTCTTTTCGCACCGGATATCACTGTAGACGGTAGAAAAATCCCTTATTTACAAAAAGCGTCTATATTCAAATTGATGAAAAATATTGGTAAATCTAAATCAGTTGCTGTTTATACGAATATTCAATACAGAGGCCTCAGTGTTTACATGGCTTGTGAATTTGAAGATAATGGTAATATTACAGTGTATCCATTGATTGATTTTGAATCGCCCATTATGCTAACAAATTCTGATAACATTTTTTCTGAGATTGATACCGTTATACAATTAGCTGTAAATCCGTTAATTGAACAAATAAAACCATTTTTTGAACAGAGTGGTCTAGTGATTCCTCTTTTTCAAACGATACAATCGGTAAATGTAGAAGTTAGGGACTTGAAATATCAAACCCAATACACTATAACCAAGCCCATTAATATTACAAAATTCAGTGGATGTATATCTAGTGCTTTTATCGTAGAATCGTCAAATTTTAAAAAGGGTATACAAATGCGATTCAAACGTGTTGCGAATTTTAACAAGCGAGATAGTCAAGAGGCGTTTATTATTGAAAAGATAGATCAAGGTCTTAAAATAGATGAGATAATTGAAGAATTATTACAACAATACGATGATTTGGATCAAGAATCCGCAACCGACTTGATTGTTAAAATCAGAACAGAATTGGAGGTTACGAGAGGTGCGAATCGTAGACGTTCTGTGGCAATTAAAATTAATCCGGGATTTAAAACGGCGTTACATATGAATTTCATAACAAGTGAACTAACAATTGTTGTTAGTGGAATCAATGATATTTATTACTTGAACACAGTTCCTATTTATTTGGATACAATGCTTCGAATTACACAAGACATAGATAGTAGTGAAATAAAAGCTAATGTAATTTCAAAGTTATGTTCGGGTAAAGAATTAGAGGATATAGAGTTTGGACAAATCGTTGCGTTATCTGAGAAACCATTGGAAGACAATGAAGTGCCTATTTTCGTAGATGATACACCGGTGTATTCACATAATGAAGAAGAGCAAGGTGAAAATATGGATGAACTCTTAGATATGTTGGGGTTTGAAGAAGACGAAGCATCGGATTTGGAAGGTGGACAAAATACGTCGCCGAGTGTTCAAAGTGATGTATTATCAGTATCGACTGCTGAAAAAGAATCATTGGGCAATTTGAGTGATTTGGACTTTGGAGAAATAGAGGAAGCATCGAGTCAATCATCAGCATCATCAGCACCACAATCAGTTGTAGAAGAACCTCTGAGTCAATCATCAGCATCATCAGTAGAAGAACCTCTGAGTCAATCATCAGCATCACCATCACCATCACCATCACAATCAGTAGAAGAACCTCTGAGTCAATCATCAGCATCATTACCTCCAGTAGAAGAAGAAATCGTATTCGTACCTAAACTCAAACCCGCAAAGGGTAATCCCGAAACAAAAATTCCTATGCAAAAGAAATTAAAGGAAAATGCGGAGCAACTAGAAAATACTGTACGCGATATTACGGGTATGAAACTAAAATACCCAAATCCATTTTCAGCTAGGCTGGAAGAGAGAATGCCTCAGTTATTCGTCAAATCAAAGGATGAAAAATTCGATTTATATACCCGAATGTGTCCATTTAGTTTATCAGACAGACGCCAACCGGTTATTTTGACAAAGGAGGAAAAGGATAAAATAATTGCTGAACATCCCGGAGAAATAGATGAGAACGCGGACTTTATAGAATACGGAGCAGATGCAAAAGACAGTTCAAAGAAATTTTATTATACTTGTCCGAGATATTGGTGTTTACTAACTAACACAGTGGTAACCGAACAAGACATTTTGGATGGCAAATGTGGACCAAAGGTAGCCAATGTAGAAGACGCAATTATACCCAAAAAAGCAGAAGAGGTTCCCAAAGGCAAATATGTATACAAGTTTTATGATGAAAATGAGCGTAAATATCCCGGTTTCCATAAACAAAAAACGCCTTCCGGATTATGTATCCCGTGCTGCTACAGTAACTGGTCAACAACCGAAATGAAAAATCGCCGCGATATTTGCCAAGGAAAATTCGATGAAAAAACAGCACAACCGGTATCCGAAGCTGAGAAACGAGTAGAGGAGGAACTACGCAAAGAAACGGTAGAAGTAGAACATTATGTAAAAGGACCCGAAAAATACGGACCACAATTGGGAGAGCATCGATGGGGATTTTTACCTATTGTTGTACAAAAATTTCTACAAGAGGTAAACGAGGATTGTCAAATAAGCAAAACCAATATGAATTTGAAACCGAATCATACATGTATACTTAGACACGGGGTTGAGGTGAGCGCAAATCAATCATTTATCGCATGTATTGCTAGTGCGATATTTTACGGCCAAAGAGATGAACTTACTAAAAAACCGCTTATTAATCGTTACGTGCCAAACGCAAAATATGATGTACCTACCATAAAAGAGATGAAGGAAATTATCATACAAGCAATTAATTTGGATAGCTTTATCAAATATCAAAATGGTGATTTACTCACTAGTTTTGCTGATCCTAGTTTAGAAATAGATATAGAGGAATATCACGGGTCAAAAATATATAAAAAAATAAATACTAACAAAAAACAACAAAGAGTAAGAGAAGAAGATATACAATTTTTGGAAAGGGCTATACAAGCATTCGAGAACTTTAAGCGGTTTTTACAAGACGACCGAATCAGTATAGACTATACATATTTATGGGATTTAGTTTGTATGCCTAATCCAATGCTATTTTCTACGGGTATAAATCTAATCATTCTGGAAATACCCGAGGACGACGCAACTAACAACATAGACCTTGTATGTCCTACAAATCATTATTCGGCTCACACATACGATACTCATAAACGAACACTAATTCTAATAAAACGTGAAAAATATTTCGAGCCCATTTATGGATATAGAAATGATGGTAAAAGAATCAACATAACCAAAACGTTCAGCGAATACGATAAAAAATTGCCAAAATCATTACGGTCTGTCTTCTCTAAAATAATCAAACCTACTTTAGGTGAAAAATGTAGAGCATTTGTTAGTAGGCCCAACGAATATCGGTTTAAGCAAGCTCCTATTCTCGATACATTAATTGAGACTATACTTTCAAAGGGTTACAGCGTAACTGTTCAAATAGTAAACTTTCAAGGAAAGGTCATCGGTATTCTAGCTAGAAACAAAGAGGGTCTAGAGGGTTTCATTCCATGTTATCCATCAGCACTAACAAGTCTAAAGAACAAGAAAAAATGTGATACAAATTCAGAACTATGTGAATATGATTATGTATTTATGAATGACTCCATTTGGAAGCCATATGAACAAACACTGGAATTCTTAAAAGAATATTACGATTATGAAGAACCGAAAGATATTACAAAGATTAACTGCTTTAATCCCAAATACTTTTGCCGCGTAGTAGAAGATGAATTAATTACCGGATTTTTAACTAATACAAATCAGTTTGTCCCTATTAAGGATCCTATTCCGATTTCTAGTGTGGATGATAATATAAAAACAATTCAAATGAATAATATGTTAGTTGCGGATATAAATACACTAACAAATGACGAAGTAGATTCGAAGCGGGTTGATTTTATTAAGCGAATCCAATTGGAAACCAATTTTTACAATGTGTTTCGCAATACGATTCGTATTTTGTTCAATGATTATTCAAATAGTGAGAAAAGAAAGAAAATCCAAGATGAATGTAATCGGCGTTTTTCACTGTATAAACACCAACTTGACACTGTAATTGAGTTGTTACACGATTTAGTAAATGATAATATAGTATTTGCGTCGGATGGTATAGATTATAAAGATATTGACGAATCACAAATAAACACGTGTATCTCAAATGACGTTAATAAATGTGGTATTGAAGGTTCTATATGCCGAGTTACAAAGGATAAATGTACGCTTGTTTTGCCGCGTAAAAACTTGGTAAATGATACGGATAATGAATTGTATTATTATGGTCGAATGGCTGATGAGTTAATTCGATACAATCGGATCAAGTCATTTATTTTTAAACCGCAAGCATATTTATCGTTTGGACAAGTAAAATATAATTTAAAAGGTGACGAAATTATTGTGTTACAAGATTTATTAAACCAAGAGTTCTTTGATAATTTAGTTCCGTCGGAGATAAATCGTTTCGCGAAATACAACACATACGATACCGCTGAACCGATAATAAGCCAAACGTATAAAAAAGATTTTAATTTCGATGAAATTATGAATCCAAGGGTTATCCAAGAGTGTAAAAATACAGACCCTCTACCTATAAAATCGACGGTTTGGCACAAGTGTTTTCCAACTACTTACAGAGAAGTGGAGTACAGTGGTGCTGCGCATTGTTCCCTAAATATGCTTATTGATATTATTAAAGCAGTAAGGAATATAGTTTTAACTGTAGATGAATTAAAGTATGCGCTCATAGAAGAATATAGTAAATTAACAGACCGTTTTACAGATGGAGAAAGAATTAAAAAAATTATACACATTCTAAAAGAAGAGTTTCAAACAGATTTAACAGACACGCAAATCGGTGCTAACTTTTTTGAGCATCTTATTATGTCAGATAGTTTCATGGCTGTTAATTTTGACATATGGGTTTTGTTAGTTCGATATAGAATTCCGAGTATGTTTATATCAAGTAAGTTTATTCCGGAAACGCGTTATAACTTTAATGAATTTGTTTGTTATATGGATAATGAAAAAGACAAACAATTTGTATTTATTGTGACACCGGCGTTATATAAAAGAACCAACCAAAAAATACCGCAATATAAAATATTAGTAAACAATGAACAGTCAATTAGTATAAATATTGATGTATTAAGAGGTGACAATTGTATAAATAATATTAGAACAGCGATAGACAATTTTGTTAGTATAGATGATTATTTGGACCTTATTTTTGAAAAAGATATAACAACGAAATACAAACCCAAACAAAGAGGATTGCGAGAAATTGCTTTTGAAATCGAGAATGAAGGTGAAGAGCCAACAGAAATAAGTAAAAAACCTAAAAGGACAAAACGAATTCAACCGAAACTAGTTCTAGAAGAAGCAGAAGAGGTGAAAGAAGAGAATCCAAACCAAGAGTTTAACATCGAAGATATTATGTTAGCCGAACCCGTTGATTTTACGCCAACTACGACTAAAAAGAAGCGAACAAAAAGAAAGGCTATACGAGTTAATCCTCATGGTAAAAAAACGACACGTAAGAAGCTTTCCGAAACAGTTGAAATTGTTGAGGATCTAGGAGTTTAACTAACAGAATCGGATTCTTCATTATCGGATTCTTCATTATCGGATTCTTCATTATCGGATTCTTCAGAGCTAGAACTAGAATTATCAGCATGAAAAATAAATCCTACATTTGTAGGCGCCATAAAATTATAATGTGTGTTATAATTATTTATACCAGAACTACCTAAACTAACATCTATTTTATGAAAGGGTATATGTTTTGAATTGAATTCTATATCCTTTTTAATGATTCTGTTATTTTTGTTAGTTGTAAGTTTAATAAATCTCCTACCAAATAATTTATTGTATTCATACATTTTTTTCAATTTATTAAATAACAATGTTTCTGAATTGTATACTTTGTTAGTTCCTTGAATATCGTAATTATAAATAAAGTAATAATACAAAAATGGTCTAAATATTTCAACCAATTTTTCTTTTGGGAACCCTTTATGTATATACCATAGTTTTGTATAGGTATTCGATCGTATCATTGTTAATACATCCGAGTGTAAAACTGTATAAGGTGAATTAAATACATATTTTTTTATAGAATTTTCCCTAATAAAATGTTCATAATTGTTTATAAACGTTTTGAGACAAAAATTCTCTAAAAAAAAGAAGTGAAACAAGGGTGAAATAAGACGATTTGCGCTCTTCATTTGAAAATAAATACCATATAATGTTGATTTAGTGAAGGGTTGATTATTGTAAGGGTTTAAAGGCCATTTTGGGTCAGCAAAGAAGTCTTGCGCATTACCTATTGCTGTTTCTATAATAGTAACTAAATCGTTCAGTCCAAAATAATATTTAGAATTCTTTTCTATCAATGTAAATGTATTACGATGTTTAGGGTCCAATGGATTCAATGATAAATCATTTTGAACTATCAGCTGCGATTTTTTTACTCTGTATTGTCTAGCGAGTCGAATAAACGCATAATAATGTTTCTGAGCTAAACAAAAAATATGGCGAATAGCGTCTTTAAGCTCTTTTGTAAAAAAAGAATTATCCAAAATACTATTTAAAGCCACAAATTTATTCGCTCGATTATTTGGTGATTGTTGTTCTTTGGAAAAAATTATCCAAATTAATTCATCTACGTAGACACGTTCCAATTTATATATATCGTGAATAACATCAAAGTAGTGTGGATTTTCTAGAAAAGGTTCATCTCGGTAGGTCTTATGTCTTTTTCCTACTATAGTTTGTAATATATTAAAAAAAGTTTTCATAGCTATGATTACTATATAATTTTTAATATATTATTGGAAATACTACTTATTATTACCACATTGTTTTTATCTTTGTTTATGCGAACGGATCATAATCATTATCACCACCTAGTTCCTCTGCTTGAATATTTTGTACATTGGTTTGTATTTGTAGATTTTGAATACTACACTTGTCTTTCTGGTCTTCTAATCCACCAAACAACCCTTCCGTAATGAGCGATTCTTTGTCTTGGTATTCATATTTGTATTTTTCTTCTAAATTAAACATTTCATTAATATCTAGCACAACTTGGAAGGCCGCTGTTCCGAAAAGCCCTTCTTGACCACACATTACATTCGCAGATATGCCACGCATGGTATCCAACTCCGCATGTCTCGCTGCTTTCAAGAACATCTCTGGTGTCTCTTCGAAGGATGCTTTTGCGATGGGTCCAATATCATCATTATTAATACCATGTCTAAAGATGGAAATCAACTTGTGACTAAATGTCATTCTGTCGCACAATAAAGCCATATGATGTGCGTTGACATAAGAGCCGTCAAATTCCAACACTTCCGCCAACTCATTGTAAATACACTGGCGTGCCGCTTCCATTCCTAGCACAGCAAATATCTCAATGATGTCATTGCTCACTGTCTTGCTAGAGTCGATATAATCTAGACCCAAGACATCCAGCAAATTCGTTCCAATAGTATCTAATACCCATATGTCCTCCTTTCTATATGCTCCAGCACTTTCTATTAATGTATCCTTCATTTTTCTAAGAATAACCTTGTTAATACTTTTAATACCTCTCAACACAACCCCATTGAGGAGCTGTTCTTGGAAATTTTTCAAAATGTAAATCTGATCAGATTGGTCCAATGGATTCAACTTTGCTTTTTTACTTCCCTTTCCAGATGAATTTTTCAATATGTTACGCATACGAATACGGAAGACCAATTTATCGGCATTGTAATCCGAGTACACGCATGTGATTTCATCTTTATATGAATTATTAAGAGCAAAATTAATATCATCCATGGTAATATTCTTTTCTAACATGACCTCTGGGTCTATTTCCATACGAATAATCCATTTCGATTTCTCCGACTCTTCTTCTGATGCTTCTTGTGCCAAACACTCGTCAATCATATCCTCGAACTCTCTATACTGTGACATGGTTGACTTGTCTTCCACAATTAGTGTATTCAAATCATCCGGGTCAAAGCAAATCTCAATGCTTTTTACAACCTCCTCCAGCTTCGTATGTTCAAGCATGTATTGAATAGTGCTCGCCTTATCCTTATCCGTTTGTTCATCGGGCTTCAAGAACACTGTCAGTGATGGGTTTTTAATGGACGCTGATAGCGACAGAATCTCCTCAATCCTTGGTACACCACGAGTCACATTCGATTTCGAAGCGACACCGGCAAAATGGAAAGTGTTCAATGTATTGTGGACAATGACGCCGTAATCAGTCATAAATGTTTGCGTCTTCGGAACTGTAAAATCATAGACATATTCGGTTTGTTCCGGCGTCCAAATCTCAATCTTTACAATTTCATCCCAAATGACATTCGCATCAGCAGCTTGTTTTAAAATCGCAATTTCGTTGCTAATCACGCTAGTGTTCTCATGCCACTGAAATGATTCAAACAAATCAATGTATAGTTTTAATGCGCTACGACTAATGGTATTATTCAAAGACGAATGTGTCGACACCTTTATAATATTTTCACATTTAGTGATGATTTCACTTAAGCCTTCGATTTTATCAAAATCATCCGATATGTTTGAGAAATGGTAACGAATATCCACCAATTTTTGTAACTGTTCAACGTGAGATTCAGTACCAATTAAACTCCTATACTGAAGAATGTATTTAGCTGAAATACTGAGTGTATATATTACTACATCATTTATATTTGTTTCTGTAATACAACCAAATATGTCAAAGTAGTTCAACAATAATCCCAAATCTTTTATCAATTGCTTTGAACTACTGGCAACCCTAATTTGATTATCCAAATGAAAGTTGGCGTTGAGGTCAAAGTAGCTGCGTATCACTGTCGCTTTAAACTCGTTTGGTGCTACAAACACAAATTCGGGCACACTAGAGCCATTTGCTAAGTTTTCACCAATAAACAAGCCAAACGTATTATCCAATTTATATTCTTGTCCATCAATAACTACAGTATCTTTTATAAATGAGTTTTCAATGTGCTTAGCAACTGGAATACGCATTCCCTCTACCATATCCGCGCCAACAATTGGTTCTACTGTCTGATTTCTACGCACCAAATGCGAATGACTTGTCGTTGTTGTCACTTGGCGACCGCTGCGTGTAGTTACTCGCATTAATTTACCATTCACTGGATGACGACTTACGTGTGAAATCTTATTCCATTGAGTCCTCTCTTGCGCATCTACGCCTACAATATAGTATTCATCGTCTAAAGTATCCAATAATGTTTCGACACTATCGTGATGCCCCGTATTAAATGTAAATTGGGGAAGTGTTTCAATTATACCGTCACATAACTGACCAATTTCTTCTGAAACCATTGAAACATTATTCGTAATTTTATTTATTTTTACACATCTAATTCTCTCGCCAAATGGAAGAGACATCTGCGTAGTTGGCTCACCAATACTCTGTGCCGCAATCATCCCAACCATTTCACCGGGCGCGACAATCGACCTCTTATAGTCCAAGATAATCGTCTCCAATAAGATGGTGAGCGCTTTCTTATTGAAACGCTTATTCAAAAGCAAGTCCTTGGGTGACAAATAATAATAATACAACACTTTGAATAATTTACTCGGAGCTACGTAGAACAATTTTTCCAATTTAGCATAAGTTTCTTCAATCATTGTAAACGCCTCTAGCATAGTAATATCAACCAACGAATTTTTATTAATACCTTGTTGGCCAATGACATTCTGAATAATGTAAGCAAATGCTACGGGCACTCTTACTACGCGGTCACTCTTATTGTTAAACACATTTTTCACGATTTCATTTCGCTGTCCAATCATATATTCAATGTAGTCTTTACATTTGCCAGCTAACTCTTCTTCTTGTTTCTTCTGGCGAGTATAAACTGATTTGACAAACATTCCCGACAACGCCTTGGTCTTTGCTTTGTCATCGATAATCGCAAAGTGTGAATAGATGTCTTGAACACTCATATCCACAATAGGCAAATCTTGATTTTCCACCTTAATCGTATCAATCGAGTCTTCACCATAAGAGAATTGGACTATTTTATTCTTGTTGTTTCTAACGGTCATATCGTAATTGACCATCAAGTCCTCCAATCCCTTGATAAGACGACGTTGGATGTAACCAGTGGAACTGGTATCGCGAACTTGAAGACCATTTGCTAAACCAAAATTTAATGTGGATGGAATAGTCAAGTCATACATTTTCGGATGATTTTCAACGCCAATTACATTTATTTCTACAATTTTATCTAGCACCACATCATTGTATGTGTCAAAATTCACATGTTTTGAGTTCCATCTTATTTCTGATAATCTTTGCTGCTTCGGTTCAGATATTAATTGTACCTTGTTAGCAAATATTTTACCCCATTGAGACCGAATAGATAAACGGTATGTCGGTTTGATATTTTTTGTACCAAGATTATTACTTTTCAATTGTGTTTTAAATACTTTACCAAACACACCAATTCGAGAGAGGAGCATAGTAATACCCTCTATCAAACGCTTACTAGCGGAACCTACGTCAACTGAATTTTTACTTACAGTTCCATCACCCGAATAGTATCCATTGAGTATACCGACAATAAAACTTTGCGGCGAAATAAATGCTTCGGTTGGTACATATTTATTCGCAGCTCCATGACCGACAAATCGAGTAAGGAATTTTGCTAAAATAGAAGAACCCGCTACTACTGTAGTCGTTAAACCACCAATTTTATTTATTTTACTTCTCTCTGTCCACACAATTCCATGTTTATCGAACCATTGTTTAACAAATTGTCTTATCGCGACATCATTGTTGGTTATACAAATATTATTATTATGTACATTTCCTTCTGCTAAGAATAATCCAATAAAACAACCATTTTCTTCATTTAGTGTAAACACATCTGGTATAGAAATAGTACGACGTGTTCCGCTATAAGGATAAATGAAACCATTTTGAATATTAGTTGTATTGGAACGCGTAATGGCTCTTTGAAGTAATGATTTCTTGGAATAAGGCAATTGAAACTTGCTTCCATTATTATTTACCCACCATTGAGCTGGAATTTTATTACGGTCGGTCATCGCATTATTCATTTCTTTTATTGCGTTATTGAATTCAGTTCCATATACAAACTCAGATTTGGGTAAATACGTTGTCATATCCAATTCACTCATGACAATTGGTGGTTCACCTAATTCCAATGTCACTGGGACGAAATCTCCAACTACAATTTCTGGTGTTAACATTTCCTTGAGTTTTTTCGTCTCTTTATTCCAAATTAATAATGATTTGCTTTCAGTAACAATAACATTTCTACCTCCAAGAGTTTTAATTTCATACAATTTAGAACCGGGGTCGTGCCGAGTTACAGCAGTTACTTCTCCCCATGTGACAACACCATTTTCATCTGTAGTGGGAATATAAATATCTCCATTTTTCATATTTAATAATTCCAAATGTCTTTCCTCAAAATGTTGTACTTGGTTTGGCGAGACTTCATCTAAATGACAATCCACCCATTTACCAATTTCAGTGTATTTGGGCTTACCTCCTTCAATAATAACAATTGGAGTCTCCCATGTTACCGATTTAACAGCTGTATCAATCAAACCAATACGCCCGCCCATTGCGTGGAAGAACAGTTCTTGTGGAGATAGACCGTTGATATATGAGCTCTCTACAAATCCACGTGCTACCGCAGAGTCATCGAATTTCGCATAATGTGGTAACGTTCTGTGTTCAAAACCATATGGAATACGTTTACCTTCCACATTTTGTTGACCCAAACAAGCCGTCATTTGTTGGATATTGATCTCTGAACCCTTGGAACCGGCATTAAACATCACTACGAAGCGATTGTCTCTGCTCAGATTTTTAAGAGCTTCTCTGCCAGCATCATTTTGTGCCTTGCTCAAAATATTGTTTACACGTGTTTCAAATTCCTCCTCATTAGTTTTACCGGAATTGTTTTCAAAGACACCAATTTGAACTTGGTCAATCAAATTTTTAACATCGGTTTTCTTGTCGGTAATAATTTCTACAATTTTCTCATTAGTTTTGTGATCAGTAATCAAATCACTGATGCCTACACTAAACGCGCTCTGTTTCATATATTCCGTGACAATATTTTGAATGTCATCAATGAAATCAGCAGCGGCCATATTACCGTAGTCATTACAAACACGATGAATCAATCCCTTGGTTCCCGAACCCAAGATGCCTTTGTCCATTTGTCCGCGAATGTATCTGCCATCAATAATTTCAATGACATTGTTGGAGTCGTCACTTTTTTCTTTGTCTCCGTCGAATTGCTTGTTCTTCACCTTTAATGACAAAGGTGGCAAAATTTGTGATAAAATCTCAAAATTGGATACGCGCTCGTTGCGCTTCTTCTTCAGATTATCGGGATTAATGCGATTGAACATCATG